GAAAACCGGCACTCGACGATCGAACGTTGGAGGCTGCGCTGCGCGAAGCTGCGGGTTTGGAAAACGATCCAAGCCCGAACCTGTTCGTCGTGGGACCAGTCCATGCGCTGATCGCCGAAGGTTACGATCTCGAGCGCCACATCCTGCCGGTGGTGCGCAGCCTGAAAGCGCAAGGAAAACGCTGGTCGAACTGGCGCTACATCGTGCCGGCTGTGCGCGACCAGAACGCGGTCGCAGCGGCACCGGAGAAGGCTCCGGCAACATCGCCGGCAGATCCCGAGAAAACCCGGCGCGTCCATCTGCGATGGGCCAAGGATTTCCTGCTGGAGGGACGCTGGTCCGACAGCTGGGGCCCGCGGCGCGGTGAGCAGGGTTGCCCCATCCCGGAGGATGTCTGGATCCAGGCCGAAGGCATCATCCGCGCCGAGAAATCAGCCCTAGAGGAGACGCTTCGTGGCAAGCCCAATGGTGTCGCCGCTCACCACTGACGCCCTGCCGACCTGGACGCCGGAGCTGGTGTGCGAACGCATGATCGAAACCTTTCGCACGCTCCCCAGCGTTCCGCTCTTCAGCCCGAAGCAGAACATCCTGAAACCGGCTCTGCCGCACCAGGCGCGCCCGGCCGAGCTGGATCTCATCTCGCTGTCGGCCCGGTATCTTGCTCGTCGATCCGATGAGCGCCGGTACCTCCTGGCCTGGGCCTCGGCTCGGGCGTCAGGCCGATCGGTGCGGGAAGTCTGCCGCGAAATGGGTTGGCCTCGGGAGAACTTCCGGCGCAAGCGGCACCGGGCCTGCCGGATCATCGCTGACGGCCTGAATCGTGACGGCATTCCGGCGTTCTGACTTGTGCTGGAGCTGTTCGTCCTTCGATCTGTGTCAAATAACATAGGTTAAACGGGCCATTTTCACCGTTCTAGGAATGTTCTGAAATTTCCATTGAAAGTGGGTCCACTTCTCAACGACGCTCCTACGAAACAACCTAAGCCGTAGGGGTTACCCATGAAGAGCGAGTTCGAAAGGCCGAAAGCTGGTCCCATCAGCCGCTACGATGGCGGCTACGATGCGCGGATCCCAGCCAACGGCCTTGCTCGTCCAGTGCCGTCGATGAATGTCCGGACAGCCGTGGCTGCCGTGCCGGATCCCTTGGAGCCGAACCGCCGGCTCAAGGCCACCGTCAATCGCCGGGTCGATATCCTCGAACAGGAACGCTCTCACCGTCGCATCACCGAGGCCGCCTATCTGACGGGGAGGGTGGCTCAGGCCATCTTCGAGCGGGCCTCCGGCGCCAGGTCGCCGTCCTTCAATCCCGGCGATCGCGTCGACACCACGCTGGCTCGCGAGCTCAGCACCATCATGGCCATTGAGGATGCCCGCGCGATCGCGGCCTACGAAAAGTGGATCGTCAGCGTGCTCGGCCGCCTCGATACCAGGATTCTGATTTCCATCCTCAAGGATCGGAAGAGCTTCGCGCAGCTGGCGGACCTTCGGGGCCGGAACGGACGGCAGGGCACCGCTTATTACGCGGACCGGTTCCGGGATGCGCTGGAGATGCTGGCACACGCTCTCGCAGCTCGAGGCAAGGAACGGGCGCCGATCCGCGGAGAGCGCAACACGGCGGTCCCAGGAGAAGAGTACGACCGCAACGGCATCCTTGTGCCGGAGGGCGAAAAGGGATTCCGGGTCGCCGAGGATCTGGAGCGATAGGCCGGGCTCATGAGAGCAGGTCAACCAAGGAGAGAGAGATGAACAGTGAGCCAACCGTCAGCCTGACGGAAGCGCAGGCCATCGTGGAGACCAAGACGGCGCCGAAGGTCACCGTGGACAGCATCAAGGCGAAGATCGCCACCACGGCCTACCTGTATCACGGGCTGCTCACGATCTGCGTCATCGAGATGCGCAACGGTTTCAAGTTCGTCGGCAAGAGCGCTCCGGCTTCGCCCGAGAACTTCGACCTTGAGGTGGGCAAGCGATACGCCTACGAGGATGCCTTCAAGCAGATCTGGAGCCACGAAGGCTATGTTCTGCGGGAGCAGTTGGCGTCATAAGCCAAAACAAATGGGCGGTTCACAACACGAAACCGCCCATCTGAAAGAACGCTTACTTTGACTGAGCAGGGCGAGCACCAAATCCTGCCTCAATAATCTGACGACCATAGTCCAAGACGTATTGCCGGAGCGCCGGGGCCTGGGAAGGATCGTCAGCGTTAACATTGGCTGCTGCCACCGAATTCGAGAGCATCTGGAGCATTGGTTGCTTTAGGTCGGTTCCCGGTGAAATTTGGGAAATTACCTGTGAGACCATCTGCAGTGTAATTTTCTGCACGTACTCTAGTGCGGCTACTTGAGCTTGGAGGCGGACAAATGGGTCATTGTCAATCATTGCCTTCTCCTTAGTGGAAGCGGATTTCGTGGTTGAAGTCTTGCGAGGACATCGCAACGACATGACCAGGGATTGAGACATCGCTCGCAACAGTGAGACGGTGCTCATGGAGCACGATAGATTTGCCCTCTCGCAGTGTGAGCGATGCAGCTTTCAAGACATCTGTCATTCGGGTCTGCCAGCCTGGCCCGTCCGCCTTGAAAGCCTCGATAACGTCAGGATCAATGCGAAGGGTCACGAGCTGCTTACGTTTGTTAGCGGGTGGTCGTCCGCGCCTAACTGGCTTTCCACCTTCGTGCGGTTCTGCCTTTGCAAACCACTCGTCGGCCAGTTCAGGAATGTCGTCGTATTCTTCAGGCTGAATCACATGCGCATCAACCTTGCTCAAGTTGCTGCCCAAAGCGCGCTTTCTCTCGGTCATTAGCTTTCCTCATTGAGATTACATGCCGCGCGTCATTCCGCGGTGTCCAAACTACGATCACCATTCGTCCCTGTAGGTGCCCCACGGTGATGATGCGCACCTCGCCGTAATCGAACCGGTCATCCTCGAAGTCGAGGGTAAGGCCGGCGAACACCTCTTCGGCATCAGCGAAATCCAGGCCTCGCTCTTGGAGGGTTCTGGCACTCTTTGCGGGGTCGAAGGTGATCTTCATGCAAATTATGTAACTACGAAAATTAGAAAAGTCAATATTTTGTAACTACGGAAATTACCCGCCGGGCCAATAAGGTGGCTTGACAGTGCGGCAGTAAAACCTGCATAAACACCATGTTCAGAGAAATGCGCCCGGAGCTGAAAAGCGGCCGGGCGCTTTCTTTTTCAGCATCCCTTACAATGTATCGTCGCCATGGGCATCATCGACAAATGCGCCGAAGAGCTGCGCAGCCTCGCTGATGAAGCGCGACGTCTGCCGCCTCCGAACCGGCGGAACCCCCATGCATTTCATGAGGCCCGCGAGGAGCTGGCGCTCCGGATGCTCAATCTCGCGAACGTCATGACCGGCAACATCACCATTGCGGCGCCGGCAAAACCGTTCGTTCAGGAGGGACCTGTGATCAGCAGATCTGGGAACGTGATCCCCTTCGAAACCCGCCCCAAGAAGCGGGTCTGATTACTCACGATAATCACCCTTCCCGTGACCAATCGGGCAGGGCGCAAACTTTTAGCACGTAAGCATTTCAGCACCTCAAACGAGGTTGAAAAAATTAACATTCCGCCGGGAGCGAGCGCATCGCGCCTGCTTGGGGTCGTACTGCCTGCGGTTACCAAGGGGAGGCCCGATCGAACGGGCTGCCGGCACCATTGTTTCAAGGCCTGCCATGGACAATCTGCCGGTGCCGGTCGCGCCGGCGGACAATACGCCGACACTCACGGATGCACTGAGGTCGGCTGCGGAGTACGCCCAAGCCGACAAGGCTGACGCCACCCGGCGGGCGTATCTCTCCGACTTTCGCGACTTCTTCACCTGGTGCGAGGCGGTGCAGACTGTGCCGCTGCCGGCGTCGATCGAGACCGCGGCCGCCTACCTCGCCCAGCTCGCCGACAAGGGACTGAAGGCTTCGACCATTAACCGCCGCGCGGCCGCCATCGGCTATGTGCACCGGGCGAAGGGCTTCGAGCCGCCAACGAATGCGGAGCCGGTCAAGGCCGTGCTCCGCGGGATCCGCCGCCGTCTGGGGGCAGCCGTGCATCGCAAAGATCCGGCTACGGCAACGGCCATCGCAAGAATGGTGCGGCGGATCCCGGAAACACTGCAGGGCAAGAGGGACAGGGCGCTCCTGCTCCTCGGCTTCGCCGCCGCCCTGCGCCGTTCCGAGCTGGTCGCGCTCGACGTCGCAGATCTGGAGCGCGCGCCTGAGGGCATCATCGTCCACATCCGCCGGTCGAAGACGGACCAGGAAGGCGAGGGCCACCAGATTGCGGTGCCCCGGGGCTCCAAGCTCAAGCCCGTCGAGGCGCTTGAGGACTGGCTTCGCTCTGCCCGCATTGAGGAGGGGCCGGTCTTCCGGTCAATCCGGAAGGGCGGTTCGTCAACCGGGAACCGCCTCTCTGACAACTCGGTGGCCTCGATCGTCAAGCGTCATGCCGAAGCCGCCGGCTTGGACCCGGACACCATGTCAGGCCACTCGCTGCGCGCCGGCTTTGTCACCTCCGCGCTGGAGAATGGCGCCGACCTCCTGAAGGTGATGGACGTCACTCGCCACCGTGAGGTGAAGACCCTCAAGGCCTACGACCGCCGCGCGAAGGCCTTCAAGAACCATGCAGGCAAGGGCTTCCTATAACTGTCTTGGTGAGAAAGGTTGAACACCGTACCGAACTTCAATTTCGTGAAGGCGCATTTCAAGATTCGTTCTTAGCATCTCAGCTTCGCGCTGAATGCTGTCCAACTTAGTAATTGCGGCCGCAGCGGCATCGGTTAGGTCAGTAAGTATACTGGGATCGTCGCGAAGGATCTGATGATATATTTCTGCATCAGACTCCTGAACAATGGCTACATCTTCGCCTGACTTGACAGGGTTCAAGTCAAAGATGCTGCCAGATATGATTATCATCTGTTCAACAACACTGGATGCTTGCTGACACCAAGTTGCCGCAGCCAAATCGTCAGGTGCGTTGGCCTCTGCCTCTCTCAAGCCTACGATCCTCTTCTCAAGCTGACTGTGCCGAAATGCGAGCCGGGACCATGCACGTATGAGAGCCCCGCTTGGGGGATTTTCCGACGTCCGCTTACCAATTTCGACTGCAGTTGCTCTGGCGGACCGGCACTCGTATGACATGCCACGAATTACGGTGTTGAGTAAGTGTAGCCTTCTAATCCTCTCTGAAATTCTTGGTATCAGGGATAGTTCTACTTGCCGTGTCGCGGCACGGGCCTGCGCAAGTGCGAAACCAGCTGCGATGAGCGCAATGAGAGAGCCAGCGACGTTGCCGGCGGCATTGAACCAGTTCCTCGCGCACACCACGCTGCGCTCATCCGCTTCGCACCATCCAGACTGAGAGCTGACGAGCAGCAGGACAACACAGATTATCAGTGCAGCGCAAAACGCTGCAGCTTGCCAGTTATCTCGAAGTTTCACGTAAGCCCCCAGGCATTCTTATCGCAGCATACCCATGGCAAGACGTCCTCGCCAAGCCTGAGGGCTTCCCTGATGTTCATCCTCGACCCGCGCACTGGCCTGAGCGTCTCACTCTCATCCATCATCCGTGAAACCCATGCCCCTGACCGACAAACAGAAGAGGTTCGTAGAGGAATACCTCGTGGACCTGAACGCCACCCAGGCGGCGATCCGGGCGGGCTACAGCGCCAAGACAGCGGGATCGATCGGCGAAGAGAACCTGAAAAAACCTGAAATCGCCGCCGCGATCCAGGAGGCCATGGACGCCCGCTCCAAGCGCACCGAGATCACCGCCGACCGCGTGTTGCAGGAGCTGGCCAAGATCGGCTTCGCGGACATCCGTAAGGCCGTGAAATGGGGTGCCACGGTCATGGTGCCGGTGACGCCGGATGAGCCTGGGGCCGAGATCGTCCGAGCCATCGACCCCATGGAAGACGATGAGAGGCTCATGGCGGTCAGGGCTCACACGCCTATCGCTCTGATCCCATCCGATCAAATCGACGACGACACCGCCGCCGCCATCGCTGAGATCCGCCAGACTAAGGAAGGCCTCGCGATCAAGATGCACGATAAGAGGGGCGCCTTGGTCGACATCGGTCGCCACCTCGGCATGTTCAAGGACAAGCTGGAGCTGAGCGGCGGCCTGACGAAAGCTGAAGAACTCTCAGATGACGAACTCGCCGCTCTCGCAGCAGGACGCAGCAAGGGAGTTGCTGCGCCGTAGGACGATCCGACGCTCGTTTCTGGAATTCTGCCGCACCACGGGTATTGAGCCCGCCCCACATCACCGACTCCTGGCGTCCAAGCTGCAGGCATTCGGAGAAGGTAAGATTCCGAACCTGCTGGTCTTCATGCCGCCGGGATCAGCGAAGAGCACCTACACTTCGCAACTCTTTCCGGCTTGGTACTTCGCTCAGGAGTATGCCGGGAACATCATCGCAGCCTCGCACTCCACGGAGCTGGCCGAGCGCTTCGGTCGTAAGGTGAGGGGCTGGGCCATGAGCCAAAGCCGCACCCTCGGCTATGGGGTGTCAGGTGAGAGCGCCGCCGCGGGCCGTTGGATGACGACGCGGGGGCAGGAATACCTTGCAGCAGGCGTCGGTACCGGTATCGCCGGTTTCCGCGCCAAGCTGGGGCTGATCGACGATCCGTTCCGTTCCCGCCAGGACGCCGAGAGCGCCCTGATCCGGAATCGGGTCTGGGAATGGTTCAACGACGATTTCGATACCCGCATCATCCCCGGCGGTGGCCGTGCCCTCGTGATGACGCGCTGGCACGAGGACGATCTAGCCGGGCGGTGGATTGAACGGGCCAAGAGGACGGGCGAGCATCTTGAGATCATCTCGCTGCCGGCCATTGCCGAGGACAACGACCCGCTCGGCCGCAAGCCCGGCGAATGGCTTTGGGAAGGTGAATACGGCTACGCGGATCTGCTCCGGCAGAAGCACAAGACTGCCGATCCTCGCACCTGGGCCTCGCTCTATCAGCAGCGCCCGGCACCCGAAGACGGTGACTTCTTCCGCAAGGGCTGGTTCCGCTTCTACGAGACGGCGCCGAGCCGAGCCACGCTTCGGGTCTATGGTGCCTCCGACTATGCCGTGACGGCCGACGGCGGCGACTGGACGGTGCATATCATCATCGGGATCGACCCGAAGGGCGACCTCTACCTGCTGGATCTCTGGCGCGGGCAGACAGCCTCGGACGAGTGGGTGAACCAGTGGTGCAATCTCGTCCTGCAATGGAGCCCCGAGTACTGGGCTGAGGAACTGGGGCAGATCCGCTCCGGCGTCGGTCCCTTCCGCGATCAGGTGGCAAACGAGCGCAAGGCCTGGACGGTGCTGGAGAGCTTTCCGACCCGGGGCGACAAAGCCGTGAGAGCCCAATCCATTCGCGGACGCATCTCAATGCGGGGCCTCTACCTGCCTCGCCATAAGGCATTCACCGAGCCGTTTATTTCGGAGCTCACGAGCTTTCCGGCCGGTAAGCACGATGACCAGGTGGACGCCCTGGGCCTCTTCGGACAGCTCCTCGACAAGGTTGATGTTGGTCTCGCTGACGCTCCCGCGGAAGCAGCCCCGCAACCCGACGACACCTACCGTTTCGACAAAGACGACGAAGACGACAGCTGGCGTCTCTAAGGACCCTTCATGAACACGAACCCACAGCAGCAGGAGGCGGGCTCTCCTGATCCGAACGCGCGCCTGACCCGCTTCAAGGAGATGTTCGAGGAGGCCCGCGACCACACCGAGGAGTCGCGGAAAGAGGCCGAGATCGACAGCGGCTATTACCACAGCAAGCAGTGGACACAGGCCGAACTCGCCACACTGAAGAAGCGCAAGCAGCCGCCGATCACCTACAACCTGGTGCGATCGAAGATCGAGAGCATCTGCGGCGTCGAGGAGAATACCGAGACCAGCCCGAAGGCCTGGCCCCGCACGCCTGACGACGAGAAGGCGTCCGAGGTTGCGACCGACACCCTTCGGTACGTCACGGACAAGAACAGGTTCGGTAAGACCCGGATCGACGTGCTGCGCGACATGATCGTGCGTGGCACCGGTGGCGCGATCGTCGAGGTCGAGCAGAAGGGGCCGAACCAAGCCCAGCTGATGCAGACGACGGCCCTGACGCCATCTCAGCCGCGCTACGAGATCAAGATCCGGAAGCTGCGTTGGGAAACGATCTTCTACGATCCGTATTCTCGCGAAACCGATTTCTCGGATGCCCGCTACATGGGCGTGGCGCAGTGGATGGATGCCGACGACGCCATTGCCTTCTTCGGTGAGACCGCAAGACAGCCGGTGGAATCGGCCCTGAACAACACCGGGCTCTTCTCGAAGGGCGGCCACTACGATTCCTATGATGACCGTCCGCTCTACACATGGGCGGACAAGAAGCGGCGCCGCGTGCTCGTGGTGGAGGTCTACTATCGCGAGGGGCTACAATGGCACCGGGCGGTTTACACCGGCGGCGGCGTCATCGAGGACACCGCCAGCGCCTACCTGGATGAGGATGGCGTACCGACGAATCCTATTGAGCTCGTCTCCTGCTACGTCGACGACGACAACAACCGTTATGGCCTCATCCGCGACATGCGCTCGCCGCAAGACGAGGTGAATGCCCGCCGGTCCAAGCTGTTGCACCAGCTCAATACTCGTCAGACGTTCCGGAAAGAGGGCGCGATCGCGGGCAAGGACCCGCAGAAGATGCGCCGGGAGATGAACAAGCCCGACGGCGACGTGGTGATCGCGCGGACCGCCAAATGGGGCGAAGACATCGGCATCATCGACACGAACATGCAGATGCAGGGCCAAGCGGAGCTTCTGGCGGAGGCCAAGGCCTTCCTCGACCGCCTCGGACCAAACAACGCGCTGCAGGGCAGGGGCACCGAAGACCAGTCCGGCCGGGCCATTCTGGCGCAACAGCAGGCTGGCCTTGCCGAGCTGGCGACCGTCTTTGCCGCCCATAACGATTGGATGCTGCGCATCTATCGCCAGATCTGGGCGCGTGCCCGTCAGTACTGGACCGCACCCATGTGGATCCGTGTGACGGACGAGCTGGAAGCGCCGAAGTTCATTCAGCTCAACGAGGTTGTCGGCTACGAGCCTGTGCTCGACGCGAACGGCTATCCGCAGGTGCAGTTCGATCCTCAGACCGGCATGCCCGTCATCGATCCCGCCACGGGCCAGATCCAGACGGTACCGCCGCGCCCGATCATGCAGAACCGCATCGCGGAAATGGGCGTGGATCTGATCGTCGACCGCGTGCCGGCGAGCGCCACCATCGTGGCCGAGCAGTTCTCCGAGCTGGTGGAGCTGGCCAAGGCCGGTATGCCGATCCCGCCGCAGGCGATCATCATGGCGTCGATGCTGCGCAACAAGAAGCAGATCCTCGATTTCATCGAGCAGGCGACCCAGCAGCAGACCGGAGCCAACCAGCCTCCGCCGGAGGTCGTGCAGGCCGAGTTGGACGGCAAGCTGGCCGAAACCGAACACACCCGGGCCAAGACGCAGAAGATTGCCGCCGACATCACGAAGATGGCCCACGACATCCAACAGCCGCAGCAGCCCGCAGGTCCCGGCTCCGTGCCTGGCGGCGAGCACATGGCGCAGTTCGCGCGCTGACCACAACCGAGATCACGAGAGAGGGCCCTCCGGGGCCCTTTGTCGTTTGAAGCCGCCGCCGGGCTCAACGGGCGATCCGAGCGCTTCCCCTCGTATCGGGAGCCCCGCCGCCGGGGACCGGGCGATCACGTGAGAACCGACGAAACAGGTCATGGACGAGAACACCCCCTCCTTCCTCCAAGAGGATCTTTCCACCACTTCCCCGACGTCTGCCCCCGAACCGGCTACCCCGGCGCAATCTGCAACGCCTACGGCACCTGCAGAACCTGCTCCTGGGGCTCCTCCGGTTGCTCCCGCTGCCCCTGCCGCTCCGCAGGAGCCTCAGCAGCCCCATCATGTGCCTCTCACGGCCTTGTTGGACACGCGGGATCAGCTCAAGGCCGAAAAGGCTGCACGGGAAGCCCTAGAGCGCCAGCTCAAGGAGCTTCAGCAGCAACCCCAGCAGCGTCCGGATCTCTTCGCGGATCCTGAAGCCTGGGAACGGCATCTCGAGCAGCAGATGGAGCGCAAGTTCACCGAGCGCATGCTCAATGCGAACCTGCACGCCACGGCGGAGAAGCACGGAAAGGCTTTCGAAGAGGCATACGAGGCCCTCCTGAACAAGGGTGATCCCGTCCTCGTGCAGCGGATCATCGGATCGGTCGATCCCGGTTCCGAGATCATGAAGTGGCACAAGCGTGAAACCACGCTGGCGAATGTGGGCGATGACCCCGACGCCTGGGTGATGAAGCGCTATGCGGAGCTCATGGCCTCTCAGGGCGTACAGCCCGGCGGCGTGGCTCCCGGTGTCGCTCCAACTGTGGCCGCTCCCGGCGGAGCCGCCACGCCCGCACAACCCGCCCAACCTGTCACGCCGCCTCGCTCGGTCGCATCTGCGCCGGGCAGCGCAGGAGCCTTCAAAGAAAGTGTGCCGGAGTCCGCATTCCAGCACGTCTTCGGCTCCTGAGTGGCCCCTTCCACTCCCTGAAAACGAGGATTAGCCGATGGCTACCATCGAACTTGCTTCCGCGTCCGCCAAGAAGGTCTGGACAGCGAAGCGCTACGACGAATACGTGCGCGGCTCGGGCTTCAAGCCCTTCATGGGCACGAGCAACGATAAGATCATCCATGTCCGCCAGGAGCTCCGCAACGAGGCCGGCGATACCGTGAATATCCCTCTGCTGGCCAAGTTGGGCGGCAACGGGAAGCGCGGTGCCACCCCGATCGCCGGTAACGAGCAGGGTCTGGCCAACTACAACTTCCCGATCTCCATCGATTTCGTTGGTGACGGTGTAGCGGTGTCGAACTACGACCAGTTCCGCACTGAGATCGACCTCCTCGATGCCGGTAAGTCGGCCCTCGTTCAGCTCATGGCCGAGATCACCCGCAACGACATCATCAAGGCGCTCAATTCCAAGGGCGGTGCACAGGACACGGTGGAAAATCCGCTTGCGTCGGCCGCCCGGAATGCCTGGGTGGTGACGAACAAGGACCGCGTGCTCTTCGGCAATTCGGCGGCGAACTACAACGCCACCTTCGCCACGGCGCTCGCGACGCTCGACAGCACCAACGACAAGCTGTCGAAGAAGATCGTGAAGCTGGCGCGCATGCTCGCCCGCAACGCCAAGCCCCTGATCCGTCCGGCGATGGTCAAGGAAGTGGAGATGTCGGGCAAGGGCGGCAACCTGGTCGAATGCTTCGTCATGTTCGTCGGCGCCCGCTCGTTCTTCCACGTCGGTAACGATCCTGAGCTCGTGGCTGATCTGCGCCAGGGCATGGAGCGCGGCGTTCTGAACCCGCTCTTCCAGCCCGGCGACTACATGATCGACAACGTGATCATCCGCGAAATCCCGGAGATCACTGAGCTGCTCCTGCTCTCCGGTGCAGGTGCTTCAGGCGTCGACGTGGAGCCGTACTTCTTCTGCGGTGCCCAGGCGATCGGTTATGCCGTCGGCCAGGATCCGAAGTTCGCCACCGACGCCCGCGACTACGGTTTCGTGAACGGCGTGGCCGTCCGCGAGCTGCGCGGCATCGAAAAGAACCGCTTCCAGCCCTCGAAGGACAACGGCGCGGCCAAGGACCACGGCGTGTTCACCGGCTTCGTCGCGGCTCCGAACGAGTAAGTGGCCCCCTCATACCATCGGGAGGGCCACGGCCCTTCCATCCTCAATCTTCGAAAAGGGAGGATGGCATGACCATCCATTTCAACGCGAACCAGGCGGTTCGCACGGAAGACGCCGGCGGCCATGGTGTGGCCGGCAACGTGAAGGTGGCTTCGGGCGAATACAGCCTCTCAGCCGCTCTCACGCTCAACCAGGTGATCCCGATGCTGGCGATCCCGCGCGGTGCGCGCATCGTGGGCGCTGGCATCGCTGCAGACGATCTCGATACCAACGGTGCTCCGACCCTCGTTCTGGGCTTGGGCGACAGCGGTGACGACGATCGTCTCATCGCGGGCTCGACGGTCGGTCAGACCAGCGGCGTGGATGACGCGATCGAGACCACGGGCATCCTCTACAAGTATGATG